CCCTATCTGATCGGTCTCGTTCTGAGACCTCCCCCCTGCCCTGATCGGTAGGTTACCATCAGGGCAGGAGAGGGGCACCAGAATTAGGCGGCAGCGCCGACGGTCTCGGCCTCCGGGGTTACCACTGCCGATCCCATGACGAGATCGACGGCCTTCTGGGCAGTCTGAGCAGCGCTCACGATGAGTTTCCGGTCATCTTTCAAGACCTTTAGCCAGGATGCGACATAGGCCGCCGACTGCTCCCATTCGATCTCGACCCCGAGCGATGTCGCCAGCATGGCAGCGCCGACCTCGGCGACTAATTCCTCCTTAGCATAGGTCTGGCATCCGAACGTCGCCCCCTTGTCTAGCCTGTCGAGTCGAGAGGGATGCCCCGTTGAATGGATGACCTCGTGGAGGGCAGTCTCGGCGTAGGCGCTCGGGGAACGGAATTGGCTCAGATCGGGCAGTGAGATGAGGTCTCGGTCGGGAGAGTAATAGGCCCGATCTTGGCGAGAGTGAGTCACGGTAGGCCCGCCAGGGTAGGCGAGGGCCTGGGCCACTCCGTCATGGACTGCCACCGGCTCACGCTCGGCAGTGAATCGCTCGGGGATGTCGACCCCTTCCATCTGGTCGACATTGAATACCGAGAAGTAGCGGACCATCAGGAAGGTCTCACGCGCACCCTCGGCGTTCACCTTCTCGCCCGGCTTCCATAGGACAATGGGCGTAGCCTTCTCCCCCTTGCGGACACTGCCCCCGAGCGCTTGCGCTTGTTTGAATGTTCCCCAGAGTGGCGAGGTGAAGCCCTCGGTCATGGTCACGAGGTCCAGAATCAGGTGATTCACTCCCCGATAGGCCTTGCCGGTCGAGAGTGAGGTCGGTCCTCCCCCCGGTCGCCATGGTGTGCGCCAGGGCACGATTCCCTCGTCCATGGCAGAGATGATGCGGTCGGTCACGATCTCGTAGACGCTTGGCTTACTCATGGTCTCCCCTCCCCGGGAGTCACTTACCTAGGCGGTCTAGGCACTACCCTGCCCGGCTTAGGTTACCTTCCGGGCAGGACAGAAACTAGATCGACGGGCAGTATCCGCAAGACTCGCAGACGTCATCTAGCCCCCATCGCTCGGGCAGGCCGAGAGATCCGCACGACTGGCAGTAGCCGTCCTCCCACTCCGCGCGGGCTAGGGCTTCCTCATCTAGTACCCCGTAGACATCGAGTCGGTCGGCCAGGTCTCGCAGATAGGGCAACGTGGCCGGATGGTAAGCGTCCACCACGAGGGCCACGGCAGGGCATAGCCACGTCCGGATCGGCTCAGTGAAGGCCTCCACCCCTAGCGCTTGCAATTCGGCCAGGACAGTCTCGGCGTTCACACGTAGCAGGGTCTCGGCGGGGTCGCCATAGTCCGAGCGGCCTAGGTCGGGGATGTAATGCCACCGGTCCTGGCGACCCTTGCACGGAGTGAGGTCAAGCGTCGCGGTGCTCATGCCGTCACCCCCCGGTCGGCCATGCTCGGGGCCAGGACGTTGTCCAGATGCCACTCGGCCAGGACTCGCCTCAGGTCGGTCACGCTCGGGACCTCGCTCCTCTGGTCGGCGGGATTGCGCTCCCACTCCCAGGCCCTCACCTGGACACAGTCGATGACGTGGCCCTGATATCGGATGTCGGCCAAGCGGGCCCCTGGCACGTATTCGATCAAGTACTCCCGGAACGTTGCACTCTGTCGCATTGTCTAGCCTCCCCTATTCGGTGCCCCCCTGTCGGGGCGTAGCCCTAGCCTAGCGAGGTTTCGTTAGGTGTCAATACGAAACTATGAGGGGGAAGGTCACGATTCGGTAACGGATCAGGGCAGGTGATCGGTCGCTAGGTCATCGGCCTGTCACCTATCCATGGCCCCTGCCATCAGGTCAACGGATCAGGTGATGGCGGCCTGGCCATCAGGACAGGGCAGGACTGCGAGGGCAGGACAGTGATCAGGTCGGGGCAGTGGTGGGGATGGATAGTCTCTCCCCTCCCCTTAGGTCATACAGGCCGTACATATGTACGAATTTGCCTGGCCTGCCCCCCCTGCCCTACCCCCCCTCCCCCCCTACCCCGAACATATGCCGCCTAATCCCCCCTCGGTCAGGGCCTCACCCAGCGCCGAACAGTCGAACGTATGACCCCATGCTTTTTAGTTTTGTTTTACATACATATATAAATTAGGCCCCTGTAATTCTGTGTGCATGTGCCCTCCTGGCCCCCTGATTCGGGCTATATGTGGCCTGATCTACCAGGGGGCGTCCCCTTATCCTCGACCTGAGGGGCATGTCCGATTTGGTATAGATAAACCGGATATCTAGGGTGATCTCCATCACACTTTTGGGAAAAGGTGACGGGAAACTACCTTCCGTCAGGCACTTATATAGTGAGGGATTTTTCCGAACGGTAGTGAGGAGAAATCCCGAACCCAGGTTTCTCAGTTGTGGATAACCTTTATGCCGCCTCCCCAAGGGGGCGGCACTTAGGTATCGGATCTGATACCGACATTTTGACCTACCTAGTCACCTTCGCCTACGTCCTCAGACCTCAGGTGAAGGGTCTGTCATGCCCTGGTAAGGGAGCGAAAGAACCCTGCCCTAGTCCTCTCCCGAGGGGTCTGTCGTTTCGCCCTCGTGGAAGGAGTAGGCGCTATGGCCGGAAAAACTAAGTCCACCCCCGTGGCCGAACTGAAAATGCGGTTCATCAAGGAGATCGCGGAGGGTGCCGGAGTCGATGACGCCCTCGCCGCCGTGGGGCGCTCCCGCGCCGCCTACGACCGCTGGCGTCGAGATGACCGGGTGTTCGCCGCCCGCGTCGATGCGGTGCGCTCGGCATCCCAGGGTGAACGCCCCGATATCGAGTTTGCCCAGTTTTCTGAGCAGTACCTCGGGATGAGGGTTTTCCCTCACATGCAAAACGTGGTGGACCTCCTGGAAGGGAAACCCCCCTCCTGGCAGCCCACCGGGATTGTCTTCGACCCCGGTGAGCCCGATCTCATCATCACGAACATGCCCCCCGAGCACTCCAAGTCGGTGACCTTGACGATCAACTACGTCACCTACCGCATCGCCATGAATCCGAATATCCGGATCATCATCGTCTCCAAGACTCAGGCGATGGCGCGAAAGTTTCTCTACGCGGTCAAGACCCGCCTGACCCACCCGAAGTTTGCCGAGATGCACGCCACGTTTGGGCCTCCGGGGGGCTTCCAGGGGGATGAGGGGTCCTGGACCCAGGACTTGATCTACGTCTCCGGCGAATCTCGGGACTCAGGTGAGAAGGACCCCACCGTCCAAGCCCTCGGCATCCGAGGCCACATCTACGGGGCCAGGTCTGACCTCATCGTCATGGACGACTGCGTGGACCTGACTAACGCCCACGAGTATGAAAAGCAGATCGACTGGCTTCAAGCCGAGGTCATGAGCCGACTGTCCGCTGATGGGCGACTCCTGGTCGTAGGCACCCGCCTGGCAGGTAAAGACCTGTACTCCGAACTACGCGACCCCTCCCGCTACCCCGAGGAGGCGTCCCCATGGTCCTACCTGTCCATGCCAGCGGTCTTGGAGTTCGCCGATGACCCAGAGGATTGGGTCACCCTGTGGCCTAAGACCAACGTCCCCGACCCAGGGTCAAAGGACGAGCCCGACTCCGAGGGGCTGTACCCGAAGTGGGACGGGCCACGGCTCAATAAGAAGCGAGCCAGGGTTGCCCCCCGCACCTGGGCCCTGGTCTACATGCAGCAGCAGGTGTCTGAGGACGCCGTCTTCCATCCTGACGCCGTGAGGGCTGCCGTCAACGGCAATCGACTAGCCGGGATCATGCCCCGAGGCATGGTCAACTGCCGACCGGAGGGCATGGACGGCCTCATCGTGGTGGCTGGGCTCGACCCGGCTATGGCGGGATACACCGCTGCGGTGGTGATCGGCCTCGACCCGGCCACCCAGCGCCGCTACGTCCTCGATGTCTGGAATAAGCAGGCGATGACCCCCGATCAGATCCGGTCGCTGTTCTACGACTGGACCAGTAAGTACGGGGTCACCGAATGGCGCGTGGAAAAGAATGCCTTCCAGTCCATGTTGACACAGGACCGAGAGATCCGCGAGTACCTGGCGGCACACGGCGCGATCCTGCGCGAACACTTCACTGGGTCAAATAAGACCGACGCGGACTTCGGTGTCGCGTCCCTCACCACTCTCTTTCAAGGGTGGGAGGATAAGCGGCAATTGATTGATCTGCCCTCGACCCATGTGTCAGAAGCGACGAAGGCTCTTGTCGAACAGTTGGTCACATGGCATCCAGCGGCACCCAAGACTCAAAAAACCGATGCTGTCATGGCGTTGTGGTTCGCCGAATTGGCTTGCCGAGACCGTGTGGCGGCATTTACGTCCTACGGACGTACGCATGTCAAGAATCCGTTTGCGACGCGCTGGGACACAGCCAACCGCAGCACAGTGAACCTCATGGATGTAGAACCCAACACGTTCTACGCAACACTTTAGGAGGCTAGGTGGCATCGACTGAGGAACTTGCCAGCCTCTACCATCGCCTTCGCATGGCCAGCGCTGAGCGCGACCAGCGAATGCGTGACATCAAACTCGTTCGTTCCGGACAGATGGGACTGGTGTTCCCTGACCTGTTCCCCGAGGACGGACCTTTCACTCGGCCCATTGTGGCCAATATGGTCGATGTGGCTGCCCGTGACCTGGCGGAAGTCATCGCACCACTCCCCTCGGTCAACTGCTCATCGTCTTCGATGGTCTCTGACCGAGCGCGGTCCTTCGCTGAGAAGCGGACGAAGATTGCCAACAACTACATCTCCTACGCACAAGTGCAGCGGCAGATGTACACGGCGGCAGATCGCTATGTGACCTACGGCTTCGTGCCCGCTCTGGTCGAGATCGACTGGGACGAGAAGATGCCACGCATCCAGTGGCTTGACCCTATGGGTTGCTACGTATTGCGGGATCGTCGGGACCGCGTCCAGGCTCTCTTCCAGACGATTACGTACCACTTGGACGAACTTCTTTCGCGGTTCCCTGAACTGGAGAAGGCGATTCTTGGCCGCATGGCCGGAGTGCGCCAGGATCAGGTCGAGGTCATCCGCTACCACGACCGTGAGAGCGACGTTCTGTTCATGCCGGGCGACGGCGGCCTTGAACTGCTTCGCACGCCGAACCTCGTTGGTGAGTGCATGGCTGTCGAGGTTCGGCGGCCGGGGCTGGACAATGAACCACGCGGACAGTTCGATGATGTCATCGCCGTCCAGGTGGCAAAGGCGAGATTTGCCCTGCTGAGCCTAGAGGCTGCACAGAAGTCCGTGCAGGCCCCGATTGCACTACCGCAGGATGTTCAGGATATGTCGCTGGGCGCAGATGCCGTTTTGCGCTCAACGACCCCCGAGAAGATCCGAAGGATCCCCCTCGACATTCCTGCCGCCGCCTTCCAGGAGCAGGGACTTCTGGATAACGAGTTGCGTCAGGGGTCGCGCTACCCGGAGGTCCGCGGG